GCGGGCTCTGCACCGTTTGGTCGAGCGCATCCGAATCCATCACCACGCGCTTCGCGCCGAGCAGCCACATCATCTTCTGGAGCCGCGCGTTCACTTCGTCCTGCGGCACGAGCATCGCGCGCACGAGTCCGTAGGGGACGCCCGTGCGATCCTCGCGGTATCCCCAGAACGGCACGTAGGGAAGCTCGCGACGGGGCGAAGGTTCGTCCATCAGCCGGTGCGGCCCGCACCACAGCGACATCCGCAGCTTGGAGTAGATTGCGCTGAAGGGCTGGATCGCGCGCCGCGAGTAGAGCGCCTGATGCACCGGGTTCTTCGGGTCGCACTCGATCACTTCGCCGTTGGGCAGCTTCGCCACCAGCCCGCGCACGAACTGCCGATACCACATCTCGTAGAGCGCGACGCGCCTGCGGTCGAAGCTCCTCCACTGCTCGTAGTCCTCGATGTCGAGCCCGCGATCCTCTTCGAGCGACTGGCCCAGATCGAGCGAGCGCTTGTTCGCGAGCATCTCGTAGCGGTTCGGGTCGCCCACCGCCGAGCGCAGGAGTTCCGCTTCCTCGGGGAAGTAGGCGATCACCTGATCGACATCGAACCAGCGCTTCCTCAGCAGGAAGCGCGCCTTGCGCAGGTCCGGCGTCTCGTCGCGCCAGTCCCAGAAAATCTCCCGGCGATGCACGTGCGAGCAGCGGTACGGGTAATCGAACGGATCGCTTGAGCGCGACACCTCCACCCACGAGAGCCCCGCCTTGATCTGCCCCGCGTAGCCGTCCGAGCACGCCCTGTCCGCGCGCGACTCGCGCTCCGCCTCGTGCAGCTTCGCCGAGAGCGCCTCGGCCACGTCCTGCAACGCGTCGGAATCGGCCGACACGCGCCAGTCGGTGCGCGTCTTCGCCTCCATCCCGAGCACGACGTTGATGAGGGGCTGGATGATGTTGCGCTGGAGCGGCCCCATGCCCTTCCCGTCGAGCGCCTGCAACGTCTCCTGATCGAGTTGGTTGCCGTCGTAGTAGTCGGCGCACTTGTCGGCCATGTTGCGCCACGGCGGCTGCCAGCGGCACTCTTGCAGGAACGACTTGAACGCCATCACCCCGAGCCCGCCCGCCTGCTTCGGGTTCGTCGAGCCGTCTACCTGCTCCTGCGACTCGCCGATGTCGAGAACGGCAAGCTCAGTCTGCTGCATTTTTCAGCATCAGCCCGGCACGTGCCCGGCGGCGGCGAGTGTCGCCTCGATGCGCTCCGTCTTCGCCGCCTGCCCCTTCTGGTAGGGCATCCACTCGCAGTAGCGGCCGACAGCGGGCTTGGTGTCGTCCTCCTGCACGAGCGTCACGCTGCGAAAGGCGTGCGGCATGCCGGCGTGATCGAACACGACGAGGTTCACGCAGTGCGGCGTCCAGACGCACGCCACGATGGCAGGCATCGGCTGGTTGGCGAACTTCTCCACCTCGCCGTAGCGCTGCGGGTGGCCGTCGCCTTTCACGTCGCCGGGGCCGGGATAGAACCAGACGACGCGACCTACCGTGGGCTCGATCATGTTTCTCTCCTCAGTTCCTAAAGCTGACAACTGATTGCGGGGAGCCGTGCTGCGGCTTGAACGCATCGCCGCGCGGCCCGCAAAATTTCCCCTCCTCGCGCGCCTGATTGCACGAGAGCGCGCGGCCGACTGGAGTTCTCGACAGCGGGTGCAGGCACGTCCAGACCAACTCGAACCATTCCGTGAGGGTGGTTCTCTTGGCGTAGTAGCACTGCGTGCAGAGCTTCATGCGCGCCTCATGCCGTGGGGCAATTCCCTACCGTTCGCGAGCGCCACGACTATTGATTCGATGGCGGCCATGCGCGCGCCGGGCGGCACGTCCTCGACGTGGTGCGCGATGTTCTCGGCGCCGTGGAATCCGTCCTCGTCGATCAGCACCACGTGGTCGAGCCCGTGAGGGTCGATCAGGCGGACGAACATGACCGCGCGCGAATCTGCTCGCGCCACTCCTTCAGCTTCAGCACGAACCACTCGTCGTCGGCCTGCCGGCGGTGATACGGCAACACGTTGTCCGATGGCAGGCGCAGGATGCGGCCGTAGTCGAGCGACTGGAGACCGAGCGCTTCGAGCCGCTTCCACATCCTCGCCCCGAACTCATCGCTCTCGTGCGCGCACGCAATCCTCACCTCGTGCCGGCAGAGTTCGCCCGCGCGGCAGCACTGGCTCGGCGCGGCTAGGTCTCGGCCCACCAGCAGGCAGACCGCGAAGCTGATCTCAGGCGGGCTCACGTCTCGGAGTCGCCGAAGTTGAACTCGATCATCGGCACCTCGATCTCGTGCGGGCGCAGCGTCACGAACCCGTCCTTCGCCTCGTGCAGCTTCCATGCTTCGATGCTGCCATCCGGGCGCACGCCAGTCACGAGCGTCTGGTCCGGCCTCATCGAGGAGAGGAACGGGTGCTCGCGCATCGCTTCGGCGTACTTCGCGTGCAGCCTGCGGCGATAGCTCGCGACGACCATCTCGCCGATCTCATTCCCGGCGTGCAGCACGAGGATCGCGAAGATCAGCCACATCATCCACTCGGGCACCACGATGGTCATCATCACGCTCTCCAGTTGTGCCGGCGGAACGGGTCCAGCTTCTTCCCGGCGGCGGGCGGGACGACCGCAGATTCGAGACACATCAGGCCGTAGCGCGTGGCCGAGATCAGGTCGTCAATCTTCTTCACCACCTTGCCTGCGACGCGGTGATACAGCCGGTATTCTTCGAGCCACATCGCCTGCGTCTTGAACACCTTGAACTCGTTCTGGATCAGCATGTTGGTCATCATCGAGAGCCCGGCCTCAACCGAGCGCAGCGACGCTTGCGTGTTGTCCTCCGCGCGGTCGGACACTTTCTGGAACTGCGCATGCGTCGGGAGCATGTTGATGCCCTCGTCGCGGTACTGCTTCGCAAGCTGCGGGCCTACGGCGGTGTCGTTCTCGCCGTCGTGCGGCCACGCGACGGGAATCCACGCGCCGCGCGCGCGCAGGACCGAGGCGTGGACCGGGACCAAGCCGCCGCTCACGCGGTAGCTGTCGTACAGGTAGACCTTGCCCGCGTCCCGGTCCACGGCGAACCAGACAATCGCGGTCGGGTGCGTGTAGCCGAAGTCGATGGCAGCGATCCTCGGCCAGTGCGCCGGGATCGCGATGGGGTCGATCACGAAGTGCTCTTCGGGCACCGTGAAGACGCGGCCCGAGCCAAGCTGCGGCAGGCCGTGCGCCCGTGCGTCGCGCTCGTGCGCGGGGTACGAGTCGATGATCGCCTGACGCTGCGCGGGCGTGTAGTGCAGCGCGTCTTCGAGGTTCATCCTCGTGACGTGCGTGCCGGGGAACTTGTCGAGCAGGAAGCGCTTGACGATGTTCGACATGCCCTTCAGCGGCGTGAAGGTGAGGAACACCGGCCCGAGTTCCTTGTTCGTGCGCGAGATCGCCTCGAAGTAGTAGTCCTCCTCGGGCTCCTCGTCCAGCCACACCCACGCGAGCGTCATCGCCTGCACGCGCTGGCGACCCTGATCGTAGGAGCGCTGGTAGAACACCGACTCGCCGGCCTGAACGTCGCCGCCGCCGCCGAATCGCACGCGCACGTGCTCGAAGAAATCCGGCGGCCCGTGCGGGCTTCGCACCGTCTCGATGATCGCATCCGGCGGCACCGTCCCGGTCCCGAGCGGATACGCCGGGTGGCCGAAGAGAATGCGCTGGATGCCGTCTCGCGTGAGCAGCCCGGTCTCCGAAGCGCCGAGCCCCAACTGCGGCTTGTGGTACGCCTTGCCGCGCCACCAATCCGGGTAGCGCCCCGTCAGGTGCATCGCGACTTCGCTGCCTGCCGACAACGACTTGCCGGCTTGGTTGGGCGCCATCAGCAGGCGCTCGCGGTACGTCGCGCCCGCCTCGTGGAACTCCGCCTGCTTCGGGTACGGCTTGTACAGTTCGAGCCGCCGCCTCTGGAGCGCCGCCTCGGCTTGCGCGAGAAGCGCGTCCTGCGCGTTAGGCGGAAGAGCGGCGATCCACGCGAGGTGCGGCGGCAGGCTTGGGGAGTGCGGCTGCGGTTGAGCTTGCATGCTCGATTACGCGGCCGGCTCTGACGCCCGCCAACGCCTCCATGATTTGCTGCACGACCTGCGCCGGAAGTCCGGCGAACGGGTCGGGAACCTGCGCGAAGCGCTGCACGAACATGCCGGCCTCTAGGCCGAGCAGGCGCAGCGCGGCGACCGCCGGCTTCGGATCGAACCCGTACTCCGGGGCAACCTTGCCGGTCGGCGTCTCGACGTACACCTGCGCCCCGTCCTGATCGAGCACCGGGTGCGCCTGCATGCAGCGATCCACGATCTCCTTCAGGTTGCGCAGCACGTAGGACTTGTCCACCGCCGCGATCTCAAGCGCGCGGTTGCCCACGAAGCGCGACTCCTCCACCTTCAGGTTCACGATCTCGGCAACGCGCTGCTCGATCTCCGGGTAGCGCTTCAGGAACCGCCCGCAGTTCTTCTCGGGCTGCTTGTCCTTCGGCTTGATCGCGGCGAAGGCGACGCTCGCGGGCTTGCCCGAGGCCATCAACTGCGCCATGCGCTCACGCTCGGGTTTCTTCAGTGCCGGCACGTCCTACTCCGCCGCCTTCCCGCTCCTCGCGCTGCGACCCACATCGAACCGCTTCTCGAAATACTGCTCGACAAGGAAGATCGAACGCGGCCCCATGTGCCCGACGATGGCGACGCCGGCCGCGACCAGATACGGATTCAGGTTGAATCCCCTGAACGCCCAATACGCGAACACGCCGCACAAGCCCGAGATCACGAGTTCGCCGACGAATTCCATCACGTTGAAGAAGCGAACCTTGCCCGACTTCCACTTGCCGTAGAAGCTCACGACGCCGCCCGTCATCGCCACCGCCATCATCACCAGCGTCGGCACGATCTGGTCCGTCGTGAGTGGCCCGGTATCCTTCGGCGCCACCTGCGCCGGCACCTGCGTCTCTGCGTTCACTTCGGGCATTGGGCGAGTCCCATGCTGCACAAGCCTTGCTGGATCAGCGCTTCACGCGTTCGGCACTCTCCGAGGAGGCCGGCGTTCTGCTTGAGGTTTCGGAGGGCAGATCGGAGGTCAACGGAACCGGAGCCGGCGTTCGCTGCATCCAGCCACCCGGCGCGCTCCTCGACGGTTGCGCCGGCTGAGAGGGCGTCGTTCCACAGGCGCACAGCAGCAGCAGTGATGCGATCATCGTCCGCTTCAGCGCTACCCGTAGCGCCCGGCTGCGGGACAGGTCCGCTATCCGTAGCGCCCCCGGCAGGTTGGTTCTTGCACGATTTCTCGACCAGCGTTCCACGTGGAGCATTTTTCAGTTCCTCCTCGAAAGCCTGACGGTCCTTCTCGCGCGCGGCGCGCTCATCGTCGAGCGTCTTTTGCGCCTGCGCGGCGAGCTTCTTGTCCTGCTCGATGTTGTGCGCCGTGAGCTTGGCCGCCTGATCGCGCGCGATCACCTCGCGCTCGGCCTCCTGTCCCGCCTCGTACTTCACGCCGTGGAAATAGCCGGCCGCCGCAGCGACAACGAGCGCGAGCGCGAAGAGCGCCATGCGCAAGAGCGGCGAAGCAACGAGGGTAGGCATCTAGGATCAGTCCTCCAGTAAAAGCGCGAAGAGCGCGGCCGTGTCGCCCGTGCGCTCGGCTTGCTCGATTGCCATCTCGCGCAGACGGCGCGCGTAGCGCCGCTTCTCGCTCTGACGCATCGCAGTTGCCAGAAGCTCGTTGTTGCGAAGGACGTTCATCGCTATCTGCGCGGAC